GCTCTTGTCCGTCCCGGTATTACTTGGGCTCTGTTCTTCATGTACGCCACGGTCAAGGCTGCGGCTATTTACATGGCGTTCCAGACTGGCGGACACTGGTCTGAGGTGATGACCCGTGTATGGGACGCAGATGACTTCGCCATGCTTAACATGTGCCTGACGTTCTGGTTCGTGGGTAGGGCTGTGGAGCGTTATGGATCAGGCATGGGGGCAAAGTGAAAACCTGCTCTCGCTGCAAGTCCACAAAGGAATTTAGCATGTTCGCTCTTTGCAGGGCGAACAAAGACGGTTTTCAGGGTTGGTGCCGTTCCTGTGTAAACGAGGCTCGGCGTAAACCTGCCAAATCGTTAGAAGAACTTGCCGCAGAAAAACAAAAGCGGCGAGAGGCGCACCTCCAGAAGAAGCGGGAATACCACGCCGCAAACCGGGCCGCTCATGCGATCCGCATGGCAGAGCATTACGCGAAGAACAGTGAGATGTACAAGGCGCGCTCTGCCCGGTGGAAGGCGGAGAACCGTGACAGGTGGAATGCCAAGTGCATGGAGCGGCACACACAGAAACTAAGGGCGTGTCCTAATTGGTTGTCTGCTGACGATTACTGGATGATCCAAGAGGCGTACGACCTTGCCCAACTCCGCGAAAGACTTTGCGGAGGAAAGTGGCATGTTGACCACATCGTGCCGTTGCGCGGAAAGACGGTCAGCGGGCTGCACACGCCGTGGAACTTGCAGGTTATCCCTGCTTCGATCAACTGTGCCAAACGGAATACTTGGCAGTGACCACGGAAGCCATCCGTATCGCACGGGAGACGCTGTGCAAGCCCTTTGAGGGTTACGCCAAGCGCCTGCCAAACGGCGACTGCAAAGCCTATCCCGATCCGGGCACGGGTGGGCATCCTTGGACGATTGGGTGGGGTAGCACAGGGCCGGAAGTCACACCGGATACGGTTTGGACTGAGCAACAGGCCCAAGAATCCTTGGACAACCACTTGCTGCACTTCTGTGCGGGGGTGCTGAAACTCTCCCCAAAACTCCTGAAAGAACCCCCTCGACGGCTTGCCGCCATCATCAGTTTCGCGTATAACTGCGGGCTAGGAAACTACCGCATTTCCACGTTGAAGAAACGTGTAGACGCTCAGGACTGGGCGGGTGCGTGCGAGGAAATCGTCAAGTGGAACAAGGCCGCAGGCCGCGTATTGAGGGGGTTAACCCTTAGACGCGAAGCCGAAGCGGCACTGCTGAGATAACCATGCCGCTGAAGAAACTCACGCTCAAGCCCGGTGTCAATAAAGAAAACACCCGGTACGCCAACGAAGAAAACGGTTGGTACGAGTGCGACAAAGTCCGTTTTCGCCAAGGCACTCCCGAGAAGATTGGGGGGTGGCAGCGCATTTCCGCCAACACGTTCCTTGGAGTGTGCCGCTCCCTGTGGAATTGGGTCACGCTTGGCGGTCTTAATCTGCTTGGGGTTGGTACCAACCTGAAGTTCTACATCGAGCGCGGTGGTACGTATTACGACATCACGCCGATCCGCGCTACCACGACGCTTGGAACCAATCCGTTTACTGGTAACGGCACTACTACAGTCACTGTAACTGCGCCTTCGCACGGAGCCATCACGGGTGACTTCGTGACCTTCAGCGGCGTTACGGGCACCTACGCATCCGTGCTCAATGCGCAGTTTCAGATCACGGTTGTCAACATCAACTCCTACACGATCACGACGCCGTCGATTGTTGCTGCGGGGGCCACGGGCGGCTCGGCGGTATCTGCTGCCTATCAGATTAACGTAGGCCCGGAGTTTGTGGCCCCCCTTGTTGGGTGGGGCGCGGGTACGTGGGGTGCAGGTACGTGGGGTACAGGTGGTACAAGTAACAGCACGTTGCGGCTGTGGAGCCAATCTAACTTTGGCGAAGACTTGGTCTTTGGTCCTCGCGGTGGGGCTATGTACTACTGGGACGCTACGTCTGGTGTAAGCACCCGCGCCGTTGAACTGTCTACGCTGGCTGGCGCATCTGGTGTGCCTACGGTGCAAAACTTCATCTTTGTGTCTGACATCAACCGGTTTGTGTTCGCGTTTGGCTGCAACGACTACGGCAGTGCCGTACAAGACCCGATGCTCATTCGCTGGTCTGCACAAGAAAGCGCCGTGAATTGGACTCCTGCGGCTACAAACCAAGCGGGTAGCCTGCGCTTGTCTCATGGATCGGAGCTTGTTTCCGCCATTCAGACGCGGCAGGAGTTGGTGGTGTTTACGGACTCCGCTCTTTACTCGCTTCAGTACAACGGATCTGAGCTTGTATGGGGTGCGCAACTTCTGGGCGACAACCTATCTATCGTAGGGCAGAACGCCGTGGCTGTAGGCTCGGGCGTGGTGTACTGGATGGGCGTTGACAAGTTCTACGCCTACGATGGTCGGGTGCAGACGCTGCCTTGTGACCTGCGCCGTTACGTGTTCCAAGACTTCAACCAGACGCAAGCGCAACAAGTATTTGCTGGAACGAACGAAGGCTTTAACGAGGTCTGGTGGTTCTACTGCTCTGCCAACTCCACCACGGTAGATCGCTACGTGGTGTTCAATTACCTCGAAAAGATCTGGTACTACGGCGAATTGGCGCGCACTGCGTGGTTAGACTCGGGCCTTATCGACTATCCGATTGCTGCAACGTATGCCAACAACATCGTCCAGCACGAGAACGGGGTCGACGACAACACGACTGGCACTCCGACCGCTATCGAAGCCTACATCGAATCCTCTGAGTTTGACATCGAAGACGGTCAGCATTTTGGCTTTGTGTGGCGTATGCTGCCGGACGTGACGTTCACTGGATCGACTGCGCAGAATCCGTCTGCCGTCATGACCTTGATCCCGATGAAAGGATCAGGTTCGGGCTTTAACGATCCACAGTCTGAGGGCGGGTCAAGCAGCGCATCAGTCACGCGCACAGCCACGGTGCCGATTGAGCAGTTCACCAACATCGTTTACATCCGGGTGCGTGGGCGGCAGATGATCATGAAGATGGCGTCTACTGGACTGGGGGTTACGTGGCAGTTGGGGCATCCGCGTATTGACGTTCGCATGGACGGGAGACGCTGATGGCGTTACTGATTGAAGATGCTGTTGTCATTCCGCCGCCTAACCTGCCCCTTGCGCCGGGGCAGTATGACTCGCGCTATCAGGAGCAGTTCAACAACGTCCTGCGTCTGTACTTCAATCGTTTGGACGCACTACTGAGGCAGATCGTGGCAACGACATCCCCCATCCCAGTCTCTATTGGCGGCACCAACGTTGATGCCTTCGGGCGGATGCGGGTCAGCAACCCGCTGACCTTGTTCGACTCGTCCCACCGCTATGCGGACAACAACCTGTGGGTCAACAGCATAACCGGCACCGCAGCGGCAACGTTTAACGCCAATGAAGGGCTGATGGACCTGACGGTTGGCTCGGCCAGTGGCGACCAGATCATTCGGGAAACCATCAAAGTCTTTTCGTATCAGCCGGGTAAGAGCCTGTTGGTGATGAACACGTTTGTGTTTGGCACTGCCAAGGCCAACCTACGCCAACGTGCGGGCTATTACGGTGCGGCCAACGGCATTTACTTTGAACGCGAAGGCTCAACCAACTACATGGTCGAGCGCAGCAGCGTGACAGGCGCTCCGATCAACACCCGCGTGGCGCAGGCAGATTGGAATCAAGACCCACTGGATGGCACAGGCCCGTCTGGCCTGACGCTGGACTCTTCTAAGGCACAGATTCTCTATCTTGACGTTGAGTGGCTTGGTCTTGGTACGGTACGCACCGGGTTCATCATCAACGGGGCATTTGTCCCGTGCCACAACTTTGACCACGCCAATCTGGTCAACACCACCTACATCACCACCGCTTCTTTGCCGCTGCGGTATGAGATGACCAATATGGCAGCGACCAGCGGGGCAAGCACGCTCAAACAGGTCTGCTCGACCGTAATCTCTGAGGGCGGGTATGAACTACGCGGGGCGCAGTTGTCCGCAGGGACTCCCATCACAACCCCGAAAACGCTGACCACTGCCGGGACGGTTTACCCCGTGGTGTCGTTTCGCTTGAAATCAACGCGGTTGGACGGTATTGCTATCTTGACCGCAATATCAATTTTGGGCGTCACGAACAACGCAAACTACCAGTGGTCGGTGGTTGTGAACGGCACCACGACAGGCGGCACTTGGGTCAGTGCAGGCGCAAACTCTTCCGTTGAGTACAACATCACCGGCACATCGTTCTCCTCTACCGGGGGCCGCATCTTGGCGACGGGCTACTTCCAAGGCTCCAACCAAGGGGCCACCAGTGTGGACATCTTGAAGGCCGCGCTGTTCACCACTCAACTTGAGCGCAACCCGTTTACTGCGACACCCTATGAGATAACGCTGGCCTGCTCGGCGGCATCCAACGGGGATCAGGTGCTTGGCTCTCTGGACTGGGAAGAGATTAGTCGATGACTGCCACTTTCTACGACTTGACGCAATAAGATCATGGCGCGACTTCTTACCGAACAAGAGTTTGAAGACTTGTACAACTACGTCGATCCGTATTACACGGATCCGTATTACCACTATACAAACCCTGTCACCACTGCGCCCCCCGCTCAAACTGCTGCTCCGGCAGGTATTGCGTCTCTGGCGACAGCGCCTCCCGCTGCCACTGCTGCACCGTTTAATTTCCGCGACTACATATACGCAGGTGGCGCAGATCACACTGCTGCCACTCAACGAGGTCTTGAGTACGCAAGTCAGCAGGGCTGGTCACCAGAGCGCACAGTATCTGAGTGGAATAACGCTCTAGGTACTTCATTCACTGTTGACGACTACTACAGAGCCACCGGTACTTCTCCGGCTACTGCTCCACCTATCACAATTCCGCCCACTCTTCCGCCCACTCTTCCGCCCACTCTTCCGCCGACTACGGTGCGGCTGACTACTACCGTCCCCCCAACCACGGTACGGCTGACTACCACCGTTCCGCCTACTCTTCCGCCTACTCTTCCGCCTACTCTTCCGCCTACTCTTCCGCCTACTCTTCCGCCTACTCTTCCGCC